TGGTATCAGAGCTGTGTATATATGTTTGTAGTTTACATCTGAGCATGAGGAACTAAACTCAGGTGATAAGTCTTGGGAAATAGGTATGTTGTTCGTTTATGATGTATTATACCTATTCGCTATAATATACTGCTTCCTGTTTCTTTACAGATTATTTCAGATCTATATTGTATTTTATATTATGTTTGAAGAATTCTGAAGTAAAGAACTAAGTCTAAAGTTCTTATATAACTGCCATAACCTCACAGTAAGGTTAAGGATCCTTTATATAAGGCTTAATTTATAAAAGGAAGAATTAGAAATTCATTCTATACAAAAGAAAGTGTTGGTTTATGCTTCAAGGTGAAGGCTACCGTGCAGCCTGTGAAAGACGCCACAAATCCGAGTATCTAAGGGTTGAGAAAGGATCACTGTGAAAAGGGAAGTGCTGGGATGGATAACTGAAAAGCATAAATCAATAACTAAGTTTGTATATTTTCGAATTAAATTCTTTGGTTTATAATTGCATTCATATGCTTCAGAATAATTTCAAATATTTTATAAAATTTGATATTTATCTGTTATGTCTGAAAGATGGGAAAAGGCTATATTAGAATGGTATGAGAAGTCGAGAACAGCAGACCTAGAGTACCTGGACTTATCTATTTCTCATAAGGTTTCTCTTTCAGATCTTGCAAACAATATCGCAGTAGTATACGATAGACTTAATTTGCATAATAGAGTGCATCTCAAAGACAGTAAAAAGCTCTTTGAAGAATTAGAAGTTTTAAAATCAGAAAATAGAAAGCTTCGAAAGGAACTTTCTAATCTTACAAAAGTAGTTACAGAAAATCAGCCTATAACAAAGTCACAGGTTTTGGAAATTGCTCAGCAAATAGCCTTGCAGCCCAAAGAAATTGAAGAACAGGCTCTAAGATTAACTGAGGATTTAAGGTCAAAACTCGAAAGAGTTGAGACTATATTATCCAAAGTTGAGGCTTGGACCACTTCATGACTTTAGCAACCCGCAAAGTTGCTGAATCTTATCGTGAAGCTCTTGCTGCAACAGAGGAAATCCAAAGTCCTGCTCAAGGATTTGTCAGACCCGACGAAGTTAAGGGTGGTATATCAGCTGCAGTAGCTACAACGAAGCAGCTTAATACTATAATTTGTCTTTTGGTTGATTTAAACGAGAAGGTTGACGACTTGGCAGCTAGGGTTAAAGTCCTAGAAGATCAAGTAAAACAACCAGTTACAGCTTCAGTTCCTGCAGACGTACTTGCAAAGCTCAACAACCTTACCATCGGCAGAAAGGTTGAGCCTAAGGGACAACTCAGAGTCTTTACTGATCCTAAAGTGATAATTGAAAAGGAGAAAGCCAAGCTCAAATAATGGCTTCTACCTCAAGGACAGTAACTCAGACAGAAAGGCCTCCGATAGCCTACGAGGATCAAATCCGTGAATATCGTCAAAATCAAAGAAGAAGGCACAATCTCAACAGAAATATGAGATCGTTGTCTAACAGAATACGTGGAAGAGACTCTAGAGAGGAGACTCTGGAGCAACAGATAGACCCACAGAGGGAGTTAAACCTCTCTTTGCAAAGACGTGCTAGTATAGTGCCAGCCGAGGTACTATATCACTCAAGGCGTGATGATGTGCAGCACAGGGTTTATGCCTATTGGTCTGAAGAATCAGTCCTGTGTGTTGATGGACAACAGGTTGATCGGACCTTGATTCATGAAGAAAGCTTCAGAAAGCTAGAAAGAGCTCGTATGCGGTATATCCACATCGGAGTTATTCAAGTCAGACTCCAGATACTGCATAGACGTGATGAAGGGACTATGGCGTTAGTCGTATTCCGGGACAACAGATGGCAAGGAGAACAAGCCATACTAGCCCAGATGGAAGTAAGCCTAGCGGATGGTGGATATCAAATGATATATGTTATTCCTGATATGATGATGACAATCGGGGATTTCTATAGAAATATCCAAATATCAGTACAAACACGAGGTTACACTGGTTGGCAAAATTCTGAGGCAAATCTCTTAATCACAAGGGGATTGGTCGGCAGATTATCAAATACCTCAAATGTTGGGTTTCAATACTCAATAAACAGTGTTACTGAGTATCTCACATCCAATGGAGTAAGGGCTATCCCTGGAAAGAAAATTCCCAATGATGAGCTCAGAGGACGAAATTGGGTTATCAAACCCTCCACAGCATCAATAATGCTGGAACCAACAACTGCTGACACAAGGAACCTTCCTGATGGTTCTGTATCTGTACGTTTTGATGACTATCAAGCAGCAGCTCCAGTACGAAAGCCAAAATATGATGCTAATGATAATGAAGTCCTTGATGATTCTGATGAGGACTCAATCAGATCGGAAAGTGTGGTGGTAATGGAGTTTCAACCACAGAAAACAACGTATCAAGTTTGGATGCCAAAGAAACCAAAGTTCCCTGCTTTTGCAAGAATAGGGCCTTATGGTATAATTGATACATACATGCCTGAAGAAGGATTAAGGCATAATGAGCAACTTGAACGTGAGGAAGAAGAATTGAGGCGCAAAGCTAGCCTTAATTATGTGCCACCAAGTATGGAGAATTCCAGATGGGATTATCTGGAAGATGGCTCAAGATTCAGAGTTCGTTTTGATGCCCCCAATGACACGGGAGATGTTGGAGCAATACAACCAACTGGCTGGGGATCAGATGTTGATGACAACTCTGATGATGATAGGAATTTGCACGAGTCCTTTACAAATGACTGGTACTATGATACAATGAATGAACACATGATTGGTGTTGAGTCACATTTACCAGCATGGGACCAAGAGCATGAGCCACTGGAAGATGAAGAATGGAGTAGACCTGCCAACACGGTTGAACAACAAGAACAAAGAGAGCAGGAGACAAATGAAGACTCCAACTATGAGCAAATATATGAAGATCTTGAAGCTCAAATGAGAGAGCTATACCCAGAAGAACAATTTCTGGAGGACGAAAGGATAATTCCTGATGCTGAGATCAAGGAATTAGAAGGAGGTCAATACCCTGAAGATCCTGATGCAGAAGTAATCAAAGAAACTTTTGACAAAATGGTCCTAGATGAACAGGTGGTTAACTGGGACATAGCAGAAGTTGTCTATGTGGATCTTATGGAAGGAGCCAAAATGCCTGAAAGCAAAACAGAAGGCTCAGCAGGGTATGATATATACTCAAATGAGGACGTTTACATTCTCCCTGGAGAAAGAGATACAATATCTACGGGATTAAAAACTGAATTCCCTGGGTATCTGTATGCAAAGATAAGTGATAAATCCAGTATGGCAGTTCGAGGATTCCAAGTTCTTGGAGGAGTCATTGATTCGGACTACAGGGGAGAGATAAAGGTGGTTTTGCAGAATAATTCAAAGGAAGTGCAATTTCTGCAGAAAGGAAAGGCAATCGCACAAATGATCTTTGTCAGGATCAGTAAGCCATTCCTGAGACATTCAAACCAATTGTCTCAAACCACTAGAGGACATGGAGGATTCGGATCAACATCAAGATCTGAGGACCTCAATGTAACGGAAACAGAAGTAAAAACCCAGTTAAGGAGATTAATGGGTTATGATGTATTGGCTGATGAAGCAACTTCATCCGGATCAGCAATTACCGGATATAGGCCCCCAGAGGATACAAGCATGGGTCCCCCCATATTTCCCCCAGCTCGAAATAGGGATGATATGCGACCCCCATTATTTGATTCAAGGCCTAATACAAGAATTCCAAAATTGCAGCCAATCAACTATCAGAATTGGTGGAACTTGCCCAATGCTCAAATTCAGACAGGAGCAATGCTTATAATCCCAAATGATCTTAGCAAGTTTGATGAAGTGTTCATGAGATGGGAAAGCATAACAAAGAACGTAGTTTCAATGCAAGGGTTCACTGACAATTCAGATAAAGCTGAATTCATTGAGAACATGCTTGGAGAATCAGAAAAGTTAGCATGGGTTCAATGGAGAAGTAACTTTCCGCAGGAGTATCAATCCTTGAAGGAGCAAATGGATGGTCGAGAGGGAACTCAAAATATGATCTCTCACATCAGAAGGATTCTAACACTTGAGGATCCATACCAAGGGTCAACTATGATGCAGGATCAAGCATACAAGGATATTGAAAGATTGCAATGTTCTAATCTCAAGGACATAGTGCAATATTTACAGCAATATATGCATCTTGCAGCAAAATCAGGCAGAATGTTCATTTCAACAGAACTTTCTGATAAGTTATTCACTAAAATGCCTGGTGATCTTGGAAAAAGGATTGAAGCGGAGTACATGAGAAGAAATCCTGGAAACACCATTGGTGTAATTCCTAGGATAATGTTTAGTTACAAGTACCTGGAGGATCAATGTAAAGAAGCAGCATTCCAGAGAAGTCTGAAAAATCTGGATTTCTGTAGGCAAATGCCTATCCCAGGTTACTACAATAATTATGGTGAAAAGCGTAAAAGTGGCATACGCAGAGCAACCTCATACAAGGGCAAACCTCATAAAACTCATGTGAGGATCGACAAAAACAAGGTGCTCAGAAACAAAAGATGTAAATGTTTCTTATGCGGTGAAGAAGGACATTTCGCTAAGGAATGTACAAACAAAAGAAGGAACATTGAACGAGTTCAACTGTTTGATTCGGTTGAAGTGCCACAAGACTATGAGTTAGTCTCAGCCCATGAAGATGATTCGGCAAGTGAGGTGTATAGTCTTTCTGAAGGAGAAGAACAGACTACAATGTTTATGCATCTAACACCACTGGCGCCTGTACATGATTTCCTAATGATGCGAGAAGAAGAGGATCCGTATCGCTATTTCATTGGAAAACGTGGTGGATGGCAACCACTAGTCAAACTTTCCGCAAAAGAGTTTGATTGTGTTCATAAATGGCAGCATAATGAAAAGCTCGACGGTTGTGGTGATCAATGCAGATGTTGTAAAAAGATGACAACAGAAAGATGCAGAATGCAGTGTGGTATGTGCAGAATCACAGCATGCAATATGTGTGCACTATCATACTTTGATATGAAAGTCTTGCCGAGAAGAGATCAAATTCCTCAGTACTTCGGTACCCCACAATTAATGCATGAGCAACAGCAGTACATCAATTGGTGTCAAGCAGAGTTAGCAAAGGTGGATGAATTAAAGCAAAGCCATGCAGAGGAATTAAGAAGGAAAGATTCCAGAATCCAAGAGCTAGAACGTGGTGATGAAAGGATCTTGGAATTGGAAATGGAAAACCAACAGCTAAGAGAAGAATTAGCTAAGCTGCAGAAAGGCAAAGAAAAGATGATTGATGAGTCAGTCATGGTGCAGCAGGAAATTAGTCCTACTGAAGGGATTAATGAAGAGATCATGCAATCTACAAAGGAGACGATATTAGCTTCTGAAAAGCTAATTGTGATCAATGTAATGCTAAAGATTGATGATCAAGAGGTAAAGATAAAAGCCTTGTTAGACACGGGAGCGTCATGTTGTTCTATAAGCGAAAAGGCGATTCCAGCAGGATTAACAGAAAAGTGTTCATATCCTATTATCATTAATGGAGTCAATTCGTCAACAACAGTGCAGAGAAAGCTCAAGCAAGGTAGAATGACTATTGGTGAACAGGAGTACAGAATTCCATACACTTATGTGTTGCCAATAAATGAGAACCTGAAGACCGACATGCAAATGATAATCGGTTGCAACTTCATCAGGTCACTATACGGAGGTATAAGGATAGAAGGAAATGAAGTTACCTTCTATAAGTACATTACAAAGTTGGAGACAGTCAGCTTACTGGATGAGACATTATTAAAGGTTCAACATGAAGCATTTGCTGTTAATGTCAATGAGCCAGAGAATGAAAGGATTAAGTCTCAAGTTGCTGATCAAATTAAGGAGCTTAGTTCAATGGGTTACATTGGCAATGATCCATTGTTACATTGGGGAAAGAACCAAGTTAAGTGCAGATTGGAGATTAAAAATCCGGATCTGAAAATTGATGACAAACCCCTGAAGCATGTCACTCCACAGATGTCAGAAAGCTTCAAGAAGCATGTGGATGAATTGCTAAAGCTCAAGGTAATTAGGCCTTCCAACAGTCCCCACAGGACTACGGCCTTCATTGTCAACTCAGGCACAACAGTTGATCCTAAGACAGGAAAGGAGACTAAGGGTAAAGAGCGAATGGTATTTAATTACCAGAGGCTTAATGACAACACTGAAAAAGATCAGTACCCTTTGCCAGGAATCAACACGATAATCCAGAAGATTGGGAGAAGTAAGATTTATTCTAAATTTGATCTTAAATCTGGATTTCATCAGATTGCCATGGAGCCTGAAAGTATCCCGTACACAGCATTCACAATTCCGGGATTAGGTTTGTTTGAATGGCTAGTAATGCCATTTGGTTTGAAAAATGCGCCGTCAATATTCCAAAGAAAGATGGATAATTGTTTCAAAGGTACTGAAGCCTTTATTGCGGTGTATATTGATGACATCCTGGTATTCTCAGAAACACCAGAGGAACACGTAAAGCACTTGAAGGTGTTGTTCAGGATAGTCAAGGAGAATGGTTTGGTCCTTAGCCCAACAAAGATGAAAATTGGGGTTAAGCAGATCGAGTTCTTGGGAGCTGTTATTACTAACGGTTGTTTATCTTTGCAGGAAAACATTCTGAAGAAGATTGCAGCATTTGGCCCAGAACAGTATCAGACCAAGAAGGATTTGAGATCGTGGCTTGGATTGGTTAATTATGCTAGGATTTACATTCCTAATTTGGGAAGAATCTTAGGCCCATTGTACTCAAAAACCAGCCCACAAGGAGAAGCCCGAATGAATTTGGAAGACTGGAAGATTGTTCATAAAGTCCAACAGGCAATCCAGACTCTACCAAAATTAGAAGTGCCGCCCCCAGGTTCAACAATTGTTATTGAATCAGACGGATGTATGGATGGTTGGGGTGCAGTTTGCAAGTGGAAGTCCAATGCAAAAGATCCAATTAAGACAGAACGGATATGTGCATACGCAAGCGGGTCATACAAACCAGTGAAGTCCACAATTGATGCAGAGATTGATGCAGTCTTACATGCCCTAGAGGTGTTTAAGATTTATTATCTCAGTCAGGATTTATTGGTAATAAGGACAGATTGTCAAGCTATTATTAGCTTCTTCAATAAGTCTTTTAATCATAAGCCCAGCAGAGTTCGTTGGATCAGGTTTATTGATTGGATAACAGGTACAGGAGTCCCTTATAAATTTGAACATATTAAGGGAGATGACAATAAGTTAGCAGACCATTTGTCTCGTAATCCAAATTTGGCAAATACTCTCGGAAGATTAGTATCAACCTTGGTACTTGAGTGGGAGCATATTGCAGAGGCAACGGTTAATACATTATCGCTGGCAATGACTTTTCGGTCAGATGATATCACTAATTTACTTGGTGAATTTTGTGATAGGATTTCAGATCACCAGCAGATACATGTGGAACAGATGGTTCTGATTGATGGAATGGAAGAAGATAAGTATCACGAGGCTACAGAGAAAAGAGTCCGAGAAATGTCAGAGACTATACAAAAGCATCACGAGGAAATGCAAGGTGTGGTCCTTTATTCGGATAAGTGGTACCAACTTCTAGAAAAAGAGGAGAAAATGACAGAAGACAACTGGCAGAGGCTTCGAGATAAGCAATTTGCGGAACATTCACGCAATTCAGAAGGAAGCACCAGCACGCCAGAAAAGAATCAAGAAAAAGCTGAAGCAGACAAGGTTGATGATGACCAGCACTCAACAAAGGAATGGCTGAAATCAAAAGATGCCATTAATGTCAATTCACAGGTCACAATCGACGGAGACACAAAGAGAGAAGATGCCCTTCACATCAGCATCGATAACGACTGGGAATCTCTCAGTGGTTTACAGCAGGAAATGAACGAAGAATGCAGACTACGTCAGCACCTACGTCAGCATGACAGCGACAGCTTCATCATCGTCGGCTATAAAAGGATTCAGCAGCAGACGAAGAACTTCAAGCAGCAAGCAACAATGGCAACCAATGGATTTGGTGGAGATCTCACATTTGAGCAACTAATTCAGATATTTGATGAAAATCTGAGTTATTACATGGAGCACCGGCCATTTGGAGATAGAGCTGAGGAAACAATCAGGCGAGAAGCAGTTCACAGAGCACAAGAGCATGTATTCAGAAAAGCCCTTGACCTGATATACCGTATTCAGGAGTTCCTACAGATTCAGGCGGACGCCATGGATATACTCAGAGCAGATCATCCAGAACGATATCCAGACATTTGGCCAATAATTGAGTCTAATGTGGAGCTTGCAGGCAAGAGGATCAGGTCCTTGAATGTCATCTTGGACATTCTCTGTTCAATTAGGATCTAGACCCTGGGAAGCAATGGTGAGCCTAGTCTGACGGTTCACATTTTAATTTCTTGTTGTATTGTATTTTGTGTATTGAGTTGTAATTATGGATCCCTGTGTCCCAGGACAAATGCGACCGCCCATGTGTCGTGATCCATAGGTCATTATCTACTTTATTAAAGTTTGCTTTATGTAAAGGATAGGAATCCGTAAAAGATTGAATTATGTGACTATGGGGCCCAATGTGCACCCGGCATAGTTATCTCTTTACGCGTTTTCTAAGTCCTAGGAGTCCTATAAATAGGCTGGAGTTTTTCAAGGTTCAGACATCTTCGAAAACCAAGAAAACTCATATATAGAATTCTCTCTGTATTTCCTACTCTGATCAATAAAATATTTCAGTTTCTAGCCTATCAGGTATTTAGAGTATAAAAACTTCTATTATCTGGATAGTTGAGATCCGCACCACTCCGTGCTTCCGCCCCTTTC